TATATTGGTTATAAACCTGTTTACAATCTTACTGCCGGAAAAACAAATACATATATTGCTAATGGAATAGTTACTCACAATACCGGCGGAAACATTTTATCAACGTCTAAGGCGTTTAAGAATATGTGGGACAATGCCGATGCATATGGACTTGTAAGATTTTGGGTGTCAGGCGCAAGAAAGTATTATCCGTTTTGGGGTAATGAATTTGATAAATCATTTATAGATCAGGATACCGGAGAGAAGATTGATGCGATGCAAAACATGAAAAATTTCAAGGCATCGCAGTTGCTTGGATGTGAAGACGTTAAGGCCGCTGAAGAGTATATCCTTAAGAAAAGGGTTGAGTATAGTAAACTCCCAAATAAAAAGAAACTCAAGGACTTAAATCAGAATTATCCGTTAACCGTCGAGGAGGCATTTACGTCTGGCGGATCCAATAACTTTAATGATGAAAAGATCTATGCGAGGCTTTTTGATATTGAAGGAGCCCAGGCATTATGTCATCCTTATATTCTTGATTTCGTAAAGGAACCATCTGACGATGGCGTGATGAGGATAAAGTTTCCTCTTGAGGTAAGTGTCCGGCCGGCAAAGAAAAATGATCCTGACGGAGAGATAGTCTGGATTTACCAGATGCCGCGAAAGGACATGCTTGATCTTGATGTTGGTGGCATTGACGGGTATAACCAGGATCAGACGCAGACCAATAAATCTCTTGGTGCAATGGTTGTCGTTCGCCAGGGAGACAAGGTTAATCTCGTGAGCGAGGGGATTCATCACGCAAAATATCCTGTATGTTTATACTATAAGCGTCCGGCAAGAAAAGAGATATTCTATGAAACCTGTTTGAAAATATCGGTATTCTATAATCTGATCAAGAATACGATGTGTAATGCCGAACAGGATTTTGTCATAGACTATTTTATGAAAAACAATGGCAAGCAATTTCTGAGTCAGCGGCCACGCGCATTCGATTCTCCAAAGTCACAGCAGCTTCACAAGTATGGTGCAAAGATGACCGGATATAGCAAGCCGCTTATTCTTGGAGTAGTTCAGTCATATGTTGAGGATTATGTTGAGTATTGCGTTTTTGTAGAACTGCTCAGAGATATGCTTGCGTATGACGAGGAATATATTGGAACAGACTGGGATTCTGTTGATGCCCTCGCATATGCAATTATGCGCATAGAGGACATGAAGACACGGCCAAGGAAGTCTGATACTGACTACTATGATGCAGAAATACCTCAATGGGGATTTGATCAGGATGGCAATGCAATATTAACAAACGCCGGTGCGTTATCTGGAGAAAGCAATAAGGAAAAAAAGAACAATAAATTACAAGAAGGTGGAGGTGGATATTATCAGCCGCCATACTGAAATTGTTTTATATTATTTTTTTTGTACCTTTGAGATGAAATAATTTACTGATGGGATTTCCTGCTATTGCTGACAAGGATTACTCAAAAGGAGGATCGGACAATAAAGACGTTCGAGAAATGCTTGACTATGCCGTTAATCAATGGCAGTCAAGATCAGCCAGGAGAAAGCGCCTCGAACAATTATATAATTCTCATAATGGAATAATAAATGAGAAAGAGATCGAGGCAATAACAAAAATGACTGGTCAAAAGTCAAAGACAAAATACGTCAAGTATCGTCTTGGCAGGTCAAAATTAAAGCAGTTACACGGCGAGTTTCTCGAGATAAATCTTACTCCGACAGTACACACAACAAACCGGGCCGCGCAGAATCGAAAGATGGAAAAATATAAAGCACAGCTCGGCCTTGCTTTATCTAAACCTTATATTGAAAAGGCTCGATCAATCGGATATGATGTATTTTCAGGGATGCAGATTCCTGACGTAAACGATAAAAGCAAATGGTCTGTCAATAATTTCAAGCTTGAAAACGAGATTGCCATGCAGGCAATTATAGACGATAAGCTTGCCAATGAAAAACTGAAGATGCAGTTCTTTCAGAATTTCGTTGATATGACAATCGCTGCGGAGATTTATGGGAAGGTTGAGCGTACCGTAAATGGAATAGATACTTATCGCTCCATAGCTCCGAAATTTGCAATGTTTGAAGAAAACGTCAATGACTTATTCCTAACCCGAAGTCCTTATCTTGGAGAAGTCAGATACATGTATCCGCATGAGATTGCAACCGACAAGGAGTTTAACCTTGATACAATACAGATTTCTCAACTCAAGGATGAGCAAAGTGGTTTTGCAGATGCAGAGCGTGACGGATCAATCGAAATGATTGATGGAGTTCCGGCAATTCCGACATACACTATTCAATGGAAAGGACTTGAACCAGTCTATTGCAGACTATCTCCCGCAAATGGATCCGATGTTCCATACAAAAGAATCCTAAGTCCAGAGTATTACAGGGAAAACAAAAATAAGCTTGAAAAAGAAGATGATGCGCATTTCAAAAAAACCGGCGAGCATCTGTTAAAAAAGACATATCGCGAAGTAATCTGGACTGCGACCAAAATAGGGAAAAGCATTTACACTGCTGCCAAAAAAGAAAATGACATTATACAGGTATTAAACGATAATGGCATTTATAATGCTCAGTTTGATTACTGTGGAATGTTGTTCAATACAGTAAATGGTACCAGGGTTTCTATTCAGGAGATCATATATGAGCTTGAAAAGGTTTATGATGATATCAGGTTCATGATAAACAAAGAGCTGAAGAAGCTTCGCGGTAACAGCCTTATTTACGATGAGGCATTTCTTCCAAAAGGGAAACGATTCATTGATGTATATCACGACATAAGCGAAGATGGAATTGTTAAGTACAATTCATCATCTGAGGGAAATCGTTCTGGAACTGAAAGTGATAGTAATAAGGTTGGTATTGGTACAGTAAATCTTGGCGGTAATGATAATCTTCTTGTCTTGCTTAATCAGGCGATGGACATAGAAAGAGTTATGGATCGTATTACAGGGATGAACGAAAACCGCCAGGGCCTCGCAAAAGCAACTTCTACTGCAACTGCAAACGTGAACAACATAGAGGCATCACGTTCCATGACCTATGATCTGTTTTACTTCATGTCGAAATACATTGAGATCGTACTCGCGAAATTATGCGAAAAGACAAAGATTAATCTTCTTTATAAGGGTGAGGATTATCGTCAGTTTATATTCGACGATGATCAGATAAAATACCTTGTTTTAACAAAGGAGCTGGTACTCGATAACTACGGTGTATCAGTAACTGATGGCAAGAAGGAACGCGAAATTCTCACTAAGCTTGAACAGCTGTTCCCGCAGGAGATCAATGCAGGTCAGCTCACAACAAAGGATGTTGCCAGGTTCTACATGGAAACGTCATTTGCTTCTGCAATAAAGGTTCTTGATGTTGCACATGAAAGACTTCAGGCTGCTAAGATGGATGAAATAAGAGCATCCCAGGAATCCACGAACAAACAGATTGAAACTAACTTGCAAATATCGAGAGAGGATCGCGAGGACAGGCAGAATCATGATAAGGAAATGGAACTTCTGAGAAACGAAGGTAAGAAAGAAATAGAAGCAATGAAAGCTGGAATGCAAGGAACAATGGACTTTCAGAATAACATTGCAAAGGCGGTCACTCAGAAGATGGAATCGTCTAATATTTTTGAATAGTATATTATAAAAAAGTTATTGTTATGGCAAAGAATGCAGCACAGGATGTTTTTGATGATGATGATTTTGAATTTGGCGGGAAGCCTGATGACTCAAATGCTGATAATGACTCAAAGAAGTCAGATGATACAGCAGACAACGATTCTAAAGATGACGATACCGGCAAATCTGATGATTCTTCTGATGACACATCAAAGAAAACTGATGATGTAGATGACAATGCGTCTGATACAAAAGGAAAGACCGATGACAAAAAGAAAGATGATGCTTCTGATGATTCTGACATCTTCTCAGATGAGAAGGGCGGCGAACCAAAGAAGTTGAGTCTTAAAAAACTTGCTTCTGGCATTGATGTGGAGCTTGAGAAAGATGATGACGAAGAAGAGTTCAAAACAAAAGTCAGGGAAAAGATTGAAAAATCTCGTCAGGAGTTTAACCTTGACGATTATCCCGAAGACGCAAAGAAGGTCATCAACCATCTTAAGCAGAATGGAGGAAAACTGGAAGATTTTCTTAATAACAAGACTATCTCAGCGCTTCAGGGAGTCATCGGATTATCGGCCGAGGATAAGGTTCGCCAGGTTCGTGTTAATGAACTAAAGGGTGCCGGTCTTTCTTCAGAGAAGGCAAGAGAACAGGCTGAAACTGAACTTGAAGGACTAAGCCAAAGGGAGCTTAAGAATCTTGCTGATAAGATAGACGACGATGCGCATAAGTTGATTTCAGATGAGATAAACAAAGTTGTCGGTGATCGCCAAGCAATAGTTGAGAAAGAGCAACAAAAAGCTCGGGAGAGAGTTAAAGAAGAAGTAAGAACAGTTACACGATATATTGAAAGTCAAAAGGAATTTATGGGCATTCCTTTAACCGATAAAGCCAAGCAGTCTATACTGAGAGACGTTGAAAGCGGAGCATTTGATGACATTGCGAACAAAGCCCCCGCTGCTTCAAAATTTGCTGCGTATATGCTTGCAAAGTATGGAGAAAAAATCAACGACCATTTCAAGAAGAATGCTTCAGCACAGAACAGAAAGGGATATAACGCTGCAACAGACAAACATCTGGAGACATTGCATCAGACAAAAGAATCTGCAAAGCAGCAAGGCGCTACTCACCAAAAGGCAAACAAGGGGGCTCAGACAAAATTCGACGGGTTCCAGTCTGCATTTGATGACAGTGAATAATGGGAATCAACTGAATGTTTATAACGTAACAATTAAAAACATTCAGACATGAAAATTAAAATTTCGCAGGGAAGCGTATCAGAAGGCGATGCACAGGAGTATCATCTCGTGCAGAATCACCTTATTGATCCTTCCAAGAATATTGACAGAGTTATTCAGTATGCTGAGCAGCGTTACCTGATGACTCTTCTCGTATCAGGTGCAAGGTCTTCAAAGTACACTGCACCCGGATTCACTCCCAAAGGTGGCGATTCGGTCACTACTAAAATCAAGGAAATTCCTCAGGGCGAAATGGTATCGCAGAACGCATGGTCATATAAGATCATGGGAAGGATCCAGAAGGCTTCTGAGATTCTTGGCACTGCTGCTGTTGGCAATATCACTGTTGCCACGACTACCAAGGGAAGCACCTTTAAGCTTTACCTGAAGGATAACTACATGACTCCTGGCATGAACTGTGTCTTCCCGAATGGCAAGCATGCAAGGGTTATGGCACGTCCTACTGGAGCTACAGGCAAATATCTGTATTCCTTTGAATCATTCCCTGGCGAAACTTTCTCGTGGGATTCGTGGGTTGGCACCCAGTTAGGTCGCAAGACTGTATTCGGTGGCTATACCTCATTCGGCGAAAGGTCAAGGCGTGGCTACGGAAACTTCCACTATCCTGACAGGTATATTCAGCACACAACCAAGCAGAGGAAGTCTATTTCGCTCTCTGGCGATGTCAACGCAAACGAGGTGATCTGGTACGAAGTGAACGAGTCGAAAGGCTTTGTTTACGAGGCTGAAGCTCAGATGCGTGCACAGTTCCTGCTCGAAGACGAATACAAGAACTGGTGGGGTGTTTCAACGATGAGGGATGCTTATGGCAATCTTCTGTCACGTCCATCAATGCAGGACGAATACGGCCAGGATATTGTTGCCGGTGATGGCTGGGTACAGCAGGTCAAGGGTGCCAATGATCTTGAGACATCTGGTTCGCGTGGTGATGCAACCTATGATGACATGGCTGATATGATCAAGACACTGAAAAAGAAGAAAAACACGATTTCGGGTAATACCTGGGTTGTTGTTACTGGTTCTGACGGAATGGCCGTAGCTAATACTATTGCCGCTTCACGTTATAGCGCTGCCAATCCTCTTGTACAGATTGTTGATCAGTCAAAAATGGCCGGTGGTGCCGAACCTTATGTCGGATATAACTTCAAAACTCTCAATATTGCCGGAGAACAGCTGGTATTCGTTGAGAATCCGATGATGGACGATGAGGAGAAATTCCCCGCCAGGCTTTCTGACGGAACGCTGAGGATGTCCAAGACATTCTATTTCATGGATCTCGAGACTAATCCGGCTAATGGCCGCGGCAACATTGAGATCAGGGCTCGCGGTCGCGCCGGCGTCAACAGAAACATTGTTTACCTGTGGAAGAACGGTATGACTGGAGAAGGCCGTCCGGAAGATCCGGTAGATGCCAAGGAATTCCATATGCTCAAAGAAACGCTGCTTGCAGTGTTCAATACTAAGAGCTGTGGCATCCTGACTCCTCCGGCAACTGCATAATTT